AATCGAGGCCGGCACCAGGCTGGCGAGGCCATTCCAGCCGCGCTCGTAGCTGTCCAGGTAGGCCCGGCGGGCCGTGTCCTCGTCGGGAAAGGCGAGCATTACCTTGTGCTCGTCGAAGCGGCCGCCCACGTTCTGATTGATGACGTAGGCCGTCTCGCTTTGCGGGTAGAAGCCGATGAAACAATCCACGGCGTCGTCGTCGGCGCCTTTCGTGCCGCTGATGTAGCCGTAGTGGGCTGCCATGCGGCTTGCCCACCGCTTGCCGGTCTTGGCGTCAATGCCCGTGCGATAGCTGCCTCGCGGCTGTTCGATGGCGAGGGGCAGGCCGTAGAGATTGGCCCGGCCCACCTTGTAGTTGCCTGCGATGCACTGCGCCTCGGTGGGTTCGGGAATCGTGTTGTTCCCGAAGGCCCCGCCGTGCGCGGCATTCTCGATGTGGAGAAACGTGGAATCGCTCATGCAGGGCATGGTATGGCCCGGCCTGGAGCGGAAATCGGGGCGTTTTCCGCCCTATTGGGGTGGCGCTTCGGCCTCTATCTCGTCGGCCCACTCGCGGGCGATTCCGGCCGCCCCCACCATCTCGCGGCCGTGTTGCGTCATGCGCCCGTTGAAGCCGCCGAAGTAGTCCATCGCCGCGCCCAGGGATTCCATGTCGGCGGCCACGGCGCGCAGGCGCGCGACGATTTCGGCAGGCGTCATCAAGCGGCCGCCGGTGCAGCGGTGCCCTTGATGGCCTCGATCTGGCTGCGCACCTCGGCGATGGCGGCCTTCAGGGCGTCGCGCTTCTCGGTGAGCACCTGCTCCATCTTCGGCGCGGCGGTGCGGATCCCCGCCGGCGGGCGCGCCTGGGCGGCGGCCAGCAGTTTCTGGAAGCGGGAACGGCCCGCGTCCATCGCCTGCACGATTTCGGCGATGGCCTTCACATGGTCGTCCTGGTTCTTGATCGGCAGCACCTTGCCGTTGAGCAGCACCTGGAAGATGTCGCCCGATTGCTTGATACGCAGCACGACCTGCTGCGAGTCGGCGAAGGTCAGTGCCATTTCCCGGTAGGTGATGCCCGACGAACGCTTCACCGCCGTGGGCACGTCCTGCTGGACGACGTTCGCGCCGGCGCGCGAGAAATAGCGGGCGGCCTGCTTGGCCGCCTTGTCCTTGGCCGACAGGTCTTCAAAGCTGAAAAGCAGGTTCTTCATGGTGGTGTCTTTCCCAGGGCGATCTAACTGCCTGCATTGTGGAACCCGGCAGACGCGCGAGCGCGGCGGGTTTTCCGTCAGCCGCCGGCGAACACCGTGCCCGAGCCGCTGGCAACGGCGCTGCCGCACGCCACCGAATCTCCAATGCGGCCGAGAGGCTTCCCATTCACGAACACCGTGCCCGAGCCTGCGGCCAGGGTCGAGTCGTGACACGTCGGACCGCAGCAATGGGACTGCCAGTGATCGCCCTGGCGGTGCGCGCCCAGGCCATTCACGAACACGTCCTCGGAAGCCTGGTCGTTGGCCCGCGACGGGAAGCAGCCGTGGCCCGTGCAGGTATCCCCGAATCTAGCGACGGCGGGCATTGACGGCCTCCTTGAGTGCGTCGCGGCCAGGGTCGAAGTTGGCCCAGACGCGCAGGATGAAGTCGGCGGTGAAATCCTGGGCCGCCCCGGTGAGGGCATCTGCGCAATGCGCCGTCACCCGCAGCGTCCAGTCTTTCGTGTTGGCCGGGTTCGGCACGAAGCGGATTACCTCGTCGGCCTCGGCCGGCAACTCGTCGAGCGCCGCGCAGTGCCCGGTGACGCCCTTGATCTGGTACTCGATGTCCAGCGGCGGAAATACGCCGGCCAGAGCCTTCGGCGCCGACGCGGTGACGCCGGCGGCGTCGGCCTGGACGAGCAGTCCCGGCAGCGGCTCCAGCCCGACGACTTCGCAGCTATACCCCGTCACCGTTAGCAGCGCCTCGGCATCGGCGGCCGTGATCGGGCCTTCTGTCCAAACCTCGTCGGCCTGCACGTCATGCCAGGGCACGGTAGCCGGGTCGGGCGTCCAGGTCAGGGGCATGTCAGTTCAGGTCGATGCGTGGGCCACGGATGGCGATGCCGTCAGGCGTCAGCACGATTTCCGACGGGCCGACAGCCAGGCGCATGGTTCCGTCGGCCAGCAGCTCCATGTTCGGGTGGTGCCAGCGCCGCCAGTCCGCCGAGTTACCCGCCTGGGGGTTCCGGTAGCCGGTGATGATGGGGTAGCGCGGATCGCCAGCGAGAAACGCAACCCAGACGGTATCGCCGGCCAGCATCTCGATTTCGGTGGTGTTCGCGCCCGCGCGCGACTTGTCGCCGATGGGGTACTCGATTTCCGCCTCGGGCAGCACGTCGGCGCCGTCGGTCAGGCCGGGAATCTCGACGCGGCACGTCCGCCGGGCCTGGTTGTAGCTGCGCACGATGGCCGGGTAGCGGCCGGGCATGAGGCCGTAGTCCATCATTCCTCCAGCGCGCCCAGCCAGAGCCGGGTGTAGGTGTCGCTGGCACCGCCGTCGTCCGTGCCGCTGCCGAAGGCGTGCGCGGCCGTGACGACCACCAGCTTTTCGCCGCCGGCGAAGGCGATCAGGTCGCCCGCGCCGATGCGGCTGTCGTAGTCGATGCGAACCGTCTTGCGATGCACCAGGCAGCGCGTCATGTTGCGCAGGCGCTGGGCATCCTTGAACGGGGCGTAGCGCACCGTGCGCGGCTTCTCGCGGTTGCCGAACACGGCGGCGCCGTTCGCGTCCAGAGAGAAGAACCAGGGCACCTCGTGGCGCTCTAGAAAGCCGCCATCCACGTCGTCCGATGCGTTGTCGGGCAGCGTCTTCACGGGCGCCTGCTTGAATAGGTCGGGCAACCGGACGAACTGGAGCCGGCCGGCCTTCCAGCGCACCACGCCGCCTTCCTCTTGCAGCACGCGGGCGACGTGGAAGGTCGGCGTCTCGCCCACAGGGCAGTAGAAGCGCGGTACAGGAAAATCGGCATCCACCGCCTTGATGGTTGCGCCGGCCGCCTTGTAGATCGCCGACAGGGCGGCGCTTTCTTTGATGATGGCGCGGCTTCGCACGTAGGCGACGCCGAGGCAGGATTCCAGCAGCGCCGTGATACGGAAGCTCGCCATCTCGCGCGTGCCCTGGGTGCTGCGCTCGGCCACGCGCACGGACTTGACGATGTGCAGCGTATCGCCGCTGCTGATGGAGAGCTTCTGGCCCTCGGCCAGCAGCTTGTCGAGGCTGGCGTCGCCGGCCCGGATGTCCGCCTCCAGCGTCATCGGCACCGGTGCCAAGTCGGAGCGCAGCACGGCGGACTTGATGAGGTCGCCGCGAATCTGCTTGCCGTCGGCGAGAAAGAGAATCACGGCCCACCCTTCAGACGGTGATGATGGGCTGGAAGAACGCCCGGTGCGGCATGTCGGCCTCGGCCTGGGTGATTTCGGCCGCGATTTCGCTGGCCGAACGCCCGAACGGGTCGATGCCCATGCCGCGCGACGCTTCCAGTTGCAGCGCGGTTTCCCGCTCCGCGTAGAGCAGGAACAGCGGGCGAATCAGCGCCCATTCGGACGTGGTGATGGCGGTGTCGCCGTCGATGTCCGGCACGGGCGTGACGCCCTCGTGCGCGCGCAATGCGGCGAACCCAGCATAGAACCGGGTCGCCGCGACGGCCTGCGCCAGAACCGTTTCCTCGTCCAGCAGGTTGCCGGCCGGCCGCTCTTGCGTGGCGAAGGTCTGCGCCAGATCGGCCAGCTTCGCCATTAGCGGTAGTCGCCCGAGTTGCCGGCGATGATTTCGCCGAAGTAGTGGTAGAACAGCGTGCCGCTGAAGGTCAGCGGCTGCGAGCGGTTCTCCCAATCGCGGTCGGGCACGTCCATCTGGATGAACGCATCGACGATGCGCTTGGCGCGCAGGAACTTGGTGGGCGTGCCCTCGTAAATCTTGGCGTTGAAGGTGGCCCCGCCGCTGGCGTAGGTGCCGCCGCGCGTGATGAGGTTCACCAGCATTTGGTCGATGGAGCCGGCAATCGTCTCGAACATCGAGATTTGCCCTTGCTGAGCAACCTTCAGTTGCTGCGGCTGCCACATGGTGGCGCCCAGCGGCGTCGGCACTTCGATTTCGCCAGCGGGCGAAAGCTCGGGCCAGGGAGCCTGCTTGCACAGCAGGTAGTTCCCCTCGAAACCTTCGATTTCAAAGGTGAAGTCGCTGGAAATGACCTTGGCGCCCAGGGCGCGGGTCGTGTCGTAGAAGCCCTTGAGATAGGCGGCATTGGAGACAGTCATTTCGTGTCCTTTCGGTTGATGAAACTCCCCTGCACTGTATGGCCCGGCCGCCCGTGGAACTGGCGCGGTTTTCCGGCTGCCGGCAGGGTTCGGCGCCGGATTTCCCCTGTTACTTCTGGCCCGGCGAATCCGCCGTCACCGTGCCCGGCGTCACCGCGAACTGGCGCACCTCGGCGTTGGCGCGCTGCGTCTCGCCGGTGGTGCCAAACCAGAACGCCAATACTTGCTTCAGCTCGTTGAACCAGTAGCCGACGATGGTGCCGATGGTCAGGCTGGCGGTGGCATCGCGCAGCAGCGTGTCGGCCATGCCGGAGAAAACGAAAAACACGATGCCGCCGGCGCCGAGCAGCAGCAGGACGGTGATGGACGGGCGCACCCAGTCCTTGGGCTGCTGGGCCGCGAGCTTGCGCGCGCTGTCGCGGTCGGCCGCCTCGGCGGCGTACTGCGCGGCGGCCGCCTGGAGCCGGTTCTGTTCGGCGCTCACCGCGAGCTGCTGGAGCTGCACCCTGGAATTGGCCTCCAGCTCCTTGAGCTTGACGGCCGCGTCCGGGTCGCCCAGCAGCGCGGTGGAAACCGCGTCGGGCGTGGCATCCGTGCCCAGCGCCGTAGCAACAAGGCTGCCCACGGCGGCGCCAGCCGGCCCGCCCAGGATGCCGCCCAGAATGGGGGCCGCCTTACCGACGACCCCGGCAACGTCTTTCCAGTCCATTACGCAACCTCCGTGTCATGCCGCTCGAAAGCGGCGGCCATCTTGATGTCGTACTTGTTGGCCGCGTAGTTCGGCCCGTTGTAGTTCTTGGCGAACTTCGCCCAGTCCTGCGCCTTCAGCGCCGCCCAGATGGCCGGGTTGGCCTTCACGAAGCGCACGAAGGCGTCCAGGTGCGCGGCCTCGTCGCGGTACATGGCGTTGATGAACGCCTGCACCGAAGCGAAGCCCAGCAGTTGCCAGTGAAAGCCCATAATCTGGAACAGGCCCCAGCTCGCGGACTCCAGCGCACAGGCGCGGTTGATCTTGGCGGCCTCGTCCAGCCGGTCGCGCTCGGCGACACCGCCCCGGTAGCCGCCGGCCGTCGGATTGACGACGCCAGGATTGCTTTTGGCGAAGGCGTCCGCACGCTGCTGGCCGATGGCATTCTTGAGTCGGCGGTACATGATGTGCCGCTCGAACAGGATCACCGGACGGCCATCGGCGTAGAAGCCGTTTCCACGGCTTTCCACCTCGGTGACTGCTTTCACCGCCGCAACGGGCACAGCAAGCGCCTTGGCCGCCGCCTCGAAGTCGCTTTCCTTCAAACTCTTGGTATCCATCACTTTCCCCCGGAAATATTCGAGACGATTCCGGCCCACACCGCAGCGGCCAGCGCTGCTGCTACCACACCGATGAAGGCCAGGGTTCCGTGGTCGGCGATCTTGCGCAGCTTCCTGCCGAAGCGAAGATCGGCGCGGAATTCCTCGACACTCTCCGGCCTATCGACATCGACACCAAGAATGGCGAAGACCTTCTTCACTGCACGATCTGCCGCTTCAGCCGAAACCGTCTCAGGAGACAAGCAGTGCTCGTCGTACTTGGATTTCTCGGTCATCAGCGAGTCCTCGCAATGGTCTTGGCGACGATGCCGCAGGCGCGGATAACGTCGTTAAGTCGGTTCACAATTGCCGCCTGCGTTTTCAGTTCGGACTCCCTTCCTTTTTTCCAGTCGTCGAACGGCTTGCCCTCAAAGAATTTCCTGACCGTGCTGGGCTGCATCTGCATGGCGTCGGCCAGGGATGTCGAGGAATATAGGGTGAGGCTAGAGGCCAGATTCATCAGGTTTTCCGACCAGTTCGCGCGCCATTCGAGAGAGGCAGGTATGAACCGGAAATCGGGCCGGCGGCAGGTTCGCTGCCGCCCCTCCTTTGGGCATCGCCACGATGCCGTCCTTGCTGAACTCGGTCTTGAACAGGTGGTGCAGCTTCTCGCGG